CCGCATCGAGCGCGTACGCATGGGCGTCCTAGCGGCGTTGGATGCCGGGGTGCGTGTCGAGCTGCATGGCTGGCCTACCCATGAACGGCGTCGGCCCATCGTTCGCCCGGTGACACTGGCCGAGCTACCCGAGCTGCTACCCATCGAGCCCATCGAGCGTGATGGCTGTCTCCCGTTCTGATCGACTGCCGGCCCGAGCAGCTGCGAAACCTCGGGCGGGATCCCCGAGCTGGCCGACCTGGTGCAGTCCGGCCGAACCGATCTCCGGCGTCCCAGGCCCAGCCGCGGCCCGTCCTTCTCTTACAGCGCGCGACCCCCGCCCCCACCCGCCCGCGGCCCGCGCGCTCTTGGGACTCAGCACCATCAACCCACACATAGGGCCGCAGATTTTTTTGGATCCGTGAGTAACGCTTTTTTTCTTCCGTGAGTAACGAGTGAGTAACGTTTTGGGGTATCGTGAGTAACGTGAGTAACGGCGGCTGAGAGAGCGCCGATCTGGATTTTTGGAGGGACGATGGAACTGGTGGACACCGGGACGACGATCCGGCTGAAGTATTTGCAGCTGGAGGGGATGGAGCAGGGGGATCGCATTCTTGAGCTGGAATGGGAGGCGGGTTGGTCGAGGTTAATTTTGGGCGGGGCGTTTGAGAGGCTCGACGAGCTTGAGGCGCGGTTGACGGATCTTTACGCGAAAAATGCGCTGATTGTGGGTCACTTGGAAGATGCGCTCGAGCATGACGACGAGCCGGCCGGTGGGTACTACAAGATATGACGGATGTGGTGACGGGAGTATTTGGGGATGCGTTGACGCCGACGCAGCTTTTGATTGATGCGATGAAGATGACGGATGGGGCACAGGTGTTGCTGGTGGTGATAGCGGACAAGGATGGCGATATCGTGACGGGATGGAGCAGCAGCAACCCGTTGGAGCGTTTGGGCATGTTGGAGGTTTCCCAGGCTCAGATCATCGAGGCATCGTTTCGGGAGAAGGATGATGGATAAGCCGCTGTGCCGGATCTGCAAGGGCCGACACAATTCCGATGAAGCGCACCAGTGGGTCGAGCAGAAGACGGCCGATCTGTCGCATCTGGCTCCGAAGTCGCGCCAGCCGGCCAAGCGCATAACGATCACCGAGGGGGCGTTGAAGGCTCAGACGGCGGCGCAGCGTCAGGCGCTATGGCGCAAGCGCAACCGGGACAAGCACGCCGAGCTTCAAAAGGCCCATCGCGCTAAGATCCGCGCATCGAAACCAAAAGGGGAAGACGATGGACCGCACGCAGCCTGAGTGACCGTCGGAAAAACTAAAACAGTTATTCCGAGCGTGTTTTCGGAGCATGTAGTGAGCTGGTGCGTGGCAGGGGTTCTATCTCTCGCAGCATTGGGCGCGCTGGCGTACATGGACATTCGGCACGTTCAGCGCGAGGAATTCCGCCAGGCGCTACACATTCACCAGCAGGACCGCTTGCTCGACAAGATCGAGGATGCGGATGCTGAAAGCTCGAGATTGAAGCTGTACAACCGCCTTGGCTCGCCAGCGAACAAACTGGCTCGAGATCAGGTGATTGAGGACACCGACAAGCGCAAGGAACGATGGACGATGCAACTCAAACTACTTTCGGAGCAGAGGGCGGCGAATGAGTGACGACGAAACGTTTGCAGCGACACGGCCCACGTCGCAGCAGATCCGGTTCTCACCGACGCCGGCGCTGATGGGCGGGGTGTCAGCTTACTGTCCGGATTGTCCGATCGACTACACCACGACCATGCTGGTCACGGCAATTTCACCAGACGAACCTGTGCCGCATTTGGAGTGCATGAAGTGTGGTTCGGAATTCTCGATGCCAATGATCGAATTGACACGGCGGGATGCAATCGACGGTGGCTAGGTGTACATTCCGGCTCACCACTTGCAAGTGAGCTAACCGGAGTCAAATCCATGGACAAGAACGACGCCCCGATCAACAGTCGGGCAACCAACTCCAACGCGACCAAGCCGCAAACCGAGCGCGGCAATCAGCGCAGCAGCAGCATGGGCGGCTATGCCGGTCATGGTTCGAAAGCATCCCGGCCCGAAGGCCGCGGCAACTACGGCGCAAACGCCTCTCCCTCCCCGTCGATGTCCGACAAGGGTGGATCCAAGACCGAAGGCGTGGTGGGCTCGATCCGCGACGACTCGGCCGGTCCTGTCCTGTCCCACAACCCGTACCCGAACGGGATGGCATGAAGCGCGGCCGACACGGATCGCAGGGCCAGGGCAAGCCAGGGATTGCGAAGGTCAATCGCGTAGGGAATTCGCTGCGTGAAGACGGCCTCAAGACCAACAAACGGTCGATGCCGAAAAGCGTGGGACTGCAAGCCCAGGCAACTCCCGGCGTTGAGGTCAGTGGCGAACCAAATCCCGAGCGGTTGAGCATTGCTTCACCGCCGAGATACCCCCACGGACTCGCGTAACCCCGTGGATCTGAGAGTTAGGCTGGTGTGTGTCACTCCCGAGCGCACCAGCCTTTTTCATGGCTGATCCCCGAAAAACCACCGCCAAGACCCCGCTGACGCCGTTGCAACATCGGTTCGTGATTGCCTACACGTCACAAGACTGGCTCTACAATGGCATGGCTGCGGCGAAAGCCGCTGGCTACAGTGGCAACGACCGCACCCTTGCGTCCCAAGCAAATCAGGCCATGCACAAGCCGAACGTATGGTCAGCGATCGAACGCCGGCTGAACGCGATCTACAACCGTGTGGGCCTGACGATCGAAAACGTCCTACGCGACCTCGAAATCACCCGCCAGGGCGCGATCCGCGATCGACGATGGGACACCGCGGCGCGCTGCTCTGAGTTGCATGGCAAATATCTGAAAATGTTTGTCGATCGGGTCGAACACATCCGCACCGTGGACGATGCGACGACCGACGAGCTCGTGGGGCTGTTATCGCAACTGGTGGACAAGATAGATGGCTTCCCTGTCGTTGAGCGTATTGGAAGAATTGGGCCAATCGGACCCGCTGAAAGCGGCGATGTTGGTGGCTCAGGAACTTCAACGACGCACTGAAACCCACGGCCTCGACTCTCTGTACCCCGAAGAAGGGCCACTTCGACGTGAGCTATACGTCAAGCATTTGCTCATGTTCGAAGCCGGCGCGATCCACAACGAACGCATCTGCATGGGCGGCAACCGGGTGGGCAAGACCTTCTCGATCGGCGGCTACGAAACCACCCTGCATCTGACGGGCCTTTACCCTGATTGGTGGAAGGGCCGCGTTTATGACCATCGCATCTTGAGTTGGGCCGGTGGCACCAAGGCAACCAAGGTGCGCGACGTGAACCAGCTATTCCTGGTGGGCAAGATCCTCGCCGATCGGCAGCTCGCCGGGGGTCTGATTCCGCAGCATCGAATCAAACGCTATACGCGCAAGACCGGCATTGCCGACGCGATCGACCAGCTGACCATCAAGCACGTCAACGGCTATGACAATACGCTGATGTTCAAGTCCTACGAGGAAGGGCGCACCAGCTTTGAGGCCGAGGCCGTCGATTGGATCTGGCTCGATGAGGAACCGACCAGGGCGATCTACGATGAGTGCATGATGCGGCTGTTGACGGCGCGCGGCTCGATTATGTCCACGTTGACGCCGGTTGAAGGGATCACCGAAACGATCATCGGCATGCTCGAGGAAACGGATTTTCTATGAAACGACCGTTGTATCCGTATCGGAACAAATGTCAGGATTGCGGCCTACCACTCACGCGAGGGGATATCGTCAGTGCAGAAACCATTTGCGAGGCATGCGCGGGGATCCGCCTTGTCAAGTCAGCTCATCATCGCCAGGCTCGCGGAATACTCAGTAGCCCACTCCGGAGAGAGGTACGTGATCAGTCTGGAAACGGAGGCGGCGGAATTGCTGATGGCGATGTGTGAGGGCGTAAAGATCAAATCCGCCCAGGTCAAAGACAAGGCTGAACGGTTGCAAATGTTGCAGATCGGCAACCAGTTCAAGCGCCAAGCAGCAAACGGGATGGCGATGGAATATTGCGTCACCAACTTCACCGAGGGCTTGGAGGTTCACGGCGTCGAGATCGACTTCGAGCCGACCATCCATTGATCGTCGTTCCGACAGTGCCCCACACAGGCACGCGCTTCATGCGCGATCACCTGTTCGCACGCCTGGAAGATGTCTACGTGGAACACCTGTGGCCGCGCGAAATAGACAAGTTGAACAAGGCGATGGACACCGCAAAGGCGATCGTTGTTCCGATGCGCCACCCGATCCGCGTGGCTGAGTCGTGGAAGTCGCGCAGCAAGCTCGAGAGCCCCGGCACCTGGGAGAACCTCGAGGGCTTCTGGTCACGGCTGTTTGAACACGTTGTCCCGCGGGAGGGTGTGTATTATCTGCCGCTCGATCTGTCACTCGAGGCGCGACACAGTTGGTTGCAAAGGATCAATGCGGGTCTGCAAATGTCCATCACGACGACCTGGCCGATCGTCAGCGATGGCACGGCGGCGCTGTTTGCGCTGACCCTCGATCAAAAGGAAAAACAACGTGCCCAATGTATCGTTGATGCTGAACGGCCCTTCTTTGCCCAATTTGGCTATGACTAGCGGCATGAAAAAGGCGTGCGTGCCGTGGGGCTCGTGGAACCTAAACACGGGCGTTTGGCATCACAACCCGCTGCTTGGCGCAACACGCGAAGCACAGCACCACGAAAACCTGTTGAACGGCTACTCATGCCCACACGAATACCTCCCGTCGATGTGTCTGATCTGTGAGTAAATACGTCGATATGATCGCCTGGGAGGATGCTCCACATCTGATGCCGCCGAACATTCCCACGGAGGAACTCGATGCCCTCGAAAAGTCGATTCTGCCGCATCAAAGGCAAGCGCGGCGCACCGGCCGGCCAGCGTTGGGGGCTGGTGCTGTCTATCAGGTCGAGGAAGATTCGATCCTGATCGACCCTGTGCCGATCCCTGATTGGTGGCAACGCGCATACGGGTTCGACGTCGGCTGGAACCGCACCGCGGCGATATGGGGCGCGCGAGATCCGGACAGCGGCATCTACTACCTGACCCACGAGTATTACGAGAGTGAGCAGCAACCCATCGTTCACGCGCACTCGATCAAGATGATTGGCGAGCCCTGGATGGTCGGCGCGATCGACCCGAGCGCCGAGGGATCGAATCAGAAGGATGGGACCAAGCTGAAAGATGAGTACGAAGACCTGGGCCTCACGCTCGAGAAGGCCAACAACGCAGTCAATTCAGGGATCTTGCGCGTGCTGACGCTGATGCAGGGCGGACAGTTCAAAGTGTTCCGCACGCTTCCGAATTGGCTCAAGGAATTTCGACTCTACCGCCGTGACGAGAAAGGCAAGATCATCAAGAGCAACGATCACCTGATGGACGGCACGCGGTACATGGTCAACACCGACATTGTGTGGAATGCACCACCCGTGGATCACAGCGCGACCGCGATGAAAACCGGAGATTGGTAATGAGCCGTCACATCGACACGGGCAAGACAAACGTAATCACCAACGAAGTCCCTGAGAGCGCGGTCGTAGTCCCGAGTCCCGACGAAGACCTCGACGAATTCATGCGGATGGCGCGGGTGCGCTACGACGTCATGGTTACGGCCTGGAACCAGAACCGCAACGATGCACTCGACGACGACAAGATGCTCGCGGGTGATCAGTGGGACGAGATCATCGTCAAAGAGCGCACCGAGGAAGGCCGGCCGATCCTGACCTACAACCTGCTCCTGACGTTTTGCAATCAGATCGTCAACCAGGTCCGTCAAGACTGGCCGCAAATCAAGGTCAAGCCCGTGGACGCCAACGCCGGCCCGACGCAGATGATCGCCAATCTGCAAGGCAACAAGGACTACTCGATGGCTGAGGTCTACATGGGCATCATCCGCAACATCGAGCATATTTCGCGTGCGGACCATGCGTACATCACCGCGCTCGAGCATCAAGTCCAGCACGGGTTCGGGTTCTTCCGCGCACAGCCGGTCTACACCCGCGACGACTCATTCGAGCAAGAAATCCGAATCTGGCGGATCAAGAATAGTTACTCCGTCCTGGTCGATGCCTCCGCGCAGGAAGCCGACTTTTCGGATATGCAGGATGCGTTCATTCACACGATGGTCCGCAGGGACCAGTTTCAACGAAAGTGGCCTGACGCGCGTGCGGTGAGCTTTGAATCGAACGAGCAGGGCAACTCTTACGAAGGCTGGTACGACAAGGAATTGCTGCGAATTGCCGAGTATTTCTACATCGCCTACAAGCAGGACGAAGTGATCCAGCTCAACAACGGCATGGTTGTCTACGAAACCGACGTCAAAGAAGTCCTCGACGATATGAAGCGCGACGAAGGCATCTACGTGGTCAACTCGCGCAAGGTCAAGCGGCCCGTGTGCCGCTGGCAGAAGATGACGGCTCACGACATCCTCGAGGGGCCGGTCGATATCCCGTGTAGCTACATCCCGATCTTTCCCGTGCTTGGCAAAGAACTCATGCGGCACGGCGAAACGCGCTACAACAGCGCGATTCGTGACGCCAAGGACGCGCAACGCGCATTCAACTACTGGCAGACCGCCGCCAGCGAAACCGTTGCCCTGGCTCCGCGTGCGCCGTTCATCCTCACGCAGAAGCAGGTTGCCGGCCACGAAACGATGTGGGAGCAAGCCAACCGCAAGAACTTTCCCTACCTGCCCTACAACGCTCAAGAGAACGTCCCGCCGCCGCAGCGCCAGTACGCCGACGCCGGCGCGATCGCGGAGCTGCAACAGGCTGAATCGCAGAAGATGGTCATGCAGGACATCATTGGCATGCACGAAGCCAACGTGGGTGCGAAGTCCAACGAGCGATCCGGCGTGGCCGTGCGCGAACGCGCGCAGCGTGGCGAGCTGGCGACGTATGTGTTCCTCGACAATCTCTCGAGATCAATGGAACACCTGGGGCGCTGCTTGATCGAAATGATCCCGAAGGTCTACGACAGCCAGCGCATCTTGCGGCTGCGCCTCCCTGACGACAGCGAGGATTTCGTCGAGATCAACAAAGCCGTCCTCGACGAAGACACTGGCAAAACGGTTTATGTCCACGATCTGACCTACGGCAAATACGACGTCGTGATCTCGACGGCCCCGAACTTTGCCACGCAGCGCGAGGAAGCACAGACCAACATCCTCGAAACGATGCAGCGGCTACCGCCCGACAAAGCGTCGATGGTCGTTCACCTGCTTGTGAAGAACATGGACTACCCCGGTGCGGACGAGGTTTACGAAGTCCTCCGGAAGATGCTGCCCGACGACTTCAAAACGCCTGACGAGCGCGCACGCGATCTGCCGTCTGGAATCACGCTGGACGACAACAACCAGCCCGTTGATGAGCAGGGCCAACCCTGGCAGAAGCCGCTATCCGCGCAAGAGCAGATTGCGATGGCCGAGCAAAACGCCGAAACCAAGAAGCACGAAGCAACCATCGAGAAAGCCAAGGCTGAAACCGCCAAGGCCGCGGCGACCCTCGCGGAAGCGCAAGGCGAGATGGCTGCGCTGCAACAGGGTGGCGAGCAGGGCCAGGATGGAGCGGCTATGCAACAGCAAGGCGAGCAGATGACGGCTCAGATCATGCAGGAAGTTCAACAGCTCGTCACCGAACTCGTCGAGGCCGCGATGGAGCAGCACGAGGATCGCCCTGGCGCGCACGAAGCAATGGGCGTGGACGACAAGATCACAGAGGCGATGGTGGATGCGCTGCGGCGCGTGAAGAAAGTCTACGACGCTAAACTGGCCGATCTTGGACCGGCGCTCACCGAAGCCAAGGTAGCGCAGCAGTCAGCGGGTGGTGACGGTGGTGGTTCGCCGGTCCAAGTCGAGGTCAACGTCCAGGGCACGCGCGTCGAGTCGATCGAGATCGAGCGCGGCGAGGATGGAACGTTGCGTGCCGTGCCCCAATACGAGGCTGAAACCGGGGCCGACTGATGCAGGTCAGCCGATCCCAAAACCCAACCTTCGTTGATACGGTGACGGGGGGCGGTCTGCTCTCTGCTGAATACCGTTTCAGCTCAAGCACGGTGGCGGCTGACCCTGGCGTGGGGCGCTTCCGCTTCGACACCGCAGACTATTCGACCGTCACGGAAATCTTCATCGACGATGTGACGGACAACGGCGTAGACATTTCCAACCTGCTCGCTCTGATCTCGGCGGGTGATCGGCTCTACTTCCAGGTCAAGTCTGAGGCCAACAAGTTCGTTATCTTCGATGTCATAGGCGTGGCCGTTGACAATACGGGCTGGTTCACGATCCCCGTCGAAGAAGTCTTGAGTGGGGATTTCTTCGGCAACCTCAACAAATGCCTGATGATCTGGTCCGTTGGCGGGGCCAACTTGCTTCCGGATCTCGACACGCGCGGCATCTCTGTTGAAACGCCAGTCGTAGATGACAACTTCACCATATTTTTCACCGACGTCGAGATCACGATTCAGCAGATCAACTTTGTTCTGCAAGGCAGCACTGACGTCACGGTGTTTGTGAATTTCGATTCAGATAGAAGCGCGGCCGGCACCAGCGTCATTACTGCGGGAACAGTCGTATCGAACACAACGACCGGCCAGGAAATCACGTCATTCGATGAAGCCGTCATACCAGCTGGTAGTTGGGTGTGGGTGGAGTTCACCGCCGTCACTCTCAACCCCGATGAGGTCAACGTGTCGCTGGTCTACAGGTAATGCCCACGCGGGAGGAAACCTTCATCGAGGACTCGAGACAACCAGACCTGGTGCGTCCGGTGATCGCTGACCGCGCGGCTTTTCGTAGGCTGAATTTGGCGGACGTCAATATCACAGAGACTTTGCGGATCGTCGCGTTGTTGGCCGCAGTCTTTGCGACGTTGCCAGAAAACACGCCATTTCCGGTGAGGCTGAGAGAGTAATGGCCGTCGTCACGGACTCGTTTCAGGAAGTGAACGACTATTGGGCGACCTGGACGCATCCCTTCCAAAGCAACAACCTCACATTCTCGGGATTCGATGTTCGCCAGATTCAAGGTAACTTTTTCATTGGTCTGCAAGGGCAGACGATGAATGCCTTTAACACTCAGATTCCCCCTGGCGCAAAGATCGACTCCGCGACGATGGACGTCATCGCGTTTGCGAATTCGGCGGCTGGCACGCACACCTCCACGATCAATTCACCAGAGCGATCATTTGGTAGTCAGCTCTTGGACCCGTTTCAAACGCCATTCATCCCGTTCACAGGCTGGCGCAGAGATCAGTGGTCAAACCAAGAGATCGCGGTGGTCAGCACGACGTTCACGTTCATTGCTCAACCGATCGGGTTTAGCGTCGGGAATACGTCTTGGGAAATGAATGCACTGGCGGTGGCCGGCAGCACGATTGCGAACCGGGATCTGATTGGACAGAAGATCACGGCAGGGAGCGCCAACACGACGGTCAACTTTATCTCGTACCAGATGCAGCGATTCGGCAATCCAACGGGCAACATCATTTGCCACATTCAGGGCATTACGACCGATCGAGGCGTCACGATTCCAGACGGCACTGATATCTCTGGCGGGACGAGTACGCCGGTCGCGGCCAGCACCCTGTCGAACACGGGCCTAAGCGGAGTCATCTTCTTCTTCCCAAGCAACCCGACGCTGGTGTTCGGGCAAGACTATTTCCTGGTCATTGAGGTTGAATACGCGACCAGCTTCGTTGACTTCATCCGGATCGGGCACCTGAACCAGTTTCTTCAAGATGGTCAGCTCTACCACTTTGGCGAGGGGCTCGGAAACGATTGGCAGAACGCCCCAGGCGATGTGGATGCGAACCAGTGGCATACCGTGGCTGGACCGAACGTGGCACCCGATACGGATTGGGATATGCCGCCTTTCGTGACCGGCGTGACCTACAGCACTCCCGACATCACGGCGCTTGTTCAAGCGCAGATTGACGATCCTGGCTACACGGCTGATGCTGGCATCATCATCAGTGTTGCCCGAACGCAGACTGATACGTTGCTGAATCGAATCTGGCGCAGCAACTTGTTTGCCGGGAATGCCGATGGGCCGGTGCTGAACATCAGCTACCGCGAAAGAAGGATCATGGTCACATGAGCATTGACGTTCAAACTCAGGTCACGGTCGGTGGCGTTCCAACCAACGGCATTGCTGATGATCCAGAGATTGAGATTGTTCGCACCGACACCGGGGCGATCGTCCAGGCCGCGGTTGCCATGGTCGATCTGTCCATCGGTGGCCTATACCACTTCGTCTTCACGCCAAGCATTGCGAACCTGTCGTATCAATACAGCATCGACAAAGATCCGAACGTGACGAACCAGGTGCAGCCAGGGGAACGGTTCGCCTGGGGCGGCTTCGACGACGAGCTGGACGAGCTATATCGAATCCGCGGCCTGGATGCGCCGAACAAGACTGTCACGGAAAATACGCCCGACGTCGATTACACCGAAGCAGAAACGGGCGATGGGGCCGACATCACTCTCGATCACGTCAAGGTCGCAGGGGTCACGACCGTCACGCGATCATAATGGGCTACGTTCTCGACCCAATTTGTATCTCAACTGAGGGGCAAGTGTCGCAAACGGTCCTGCAAGACTTCGCGCTATCGACTGTCGGGATCGTCTGCTCGCCAGTGGCCGAAGGCGGCGGCACCCCCGAAGGCTCCTGGGACCGACGCAAACGGGTGATCGAGGCCCGACGCCGGCAACTCAGAAAACCTCGCACGCTCAAACCCGGCGACGACAAGCGATTCGAGCTCGAGGTTGCGGAAATGGATGCCGTGATCGTCGATCTCGAGAGCGATCGCCAGTATCAAGAGCAGCTCCAAGCTGTCGAACTCGAGGACATTGCCAAGATCAGCCGCGACCTGGCCGCGCGTGAGCGCGTGGTCTTCATCGAGGCTGCTCGAGCAGAACGTAAGCTCGAGGAATTGGCGGCACTCATCGAACAGGCCAAGCAGCTCCGCGAGGAACTCGACATCGAACTCGCGTTGATCCTGGCGGTGTTCGCCATCTTTTTTCACTAGGGAGTCACGAACCGGCCAAACGGCCAAATTTGAAATGTAAGAGGAAGCGAGTACGATGCAGAAATCAGCCGTGTCTGAGAAAGACACGCCTCGGGATCCGCCCAAGATAAACGTGGTCACTGAGGAAAGTCCGGAAACACTAGGTCCGGACCACCGACCCGCCGAGCCATTGGTAGACGATGAGCCAAAGCAGGACGCCTCGGCAGCGCCCAAAGACGACGACAGCCAAGGTAGCGACGACAAATCGAAGTCTCGCAAGCGGAGTAGGAACCGACCGGCAGAACGCAGGGTCAAGGCTCTCACCCGTAAGCTCGAGGCAGCGACCGCCAGCGCAGACGCAAGCGTGGCGCAGATCGACGCTCTGACGCGCGAAGTCGAACAGCTCAAGACGCACGCCCCGCCAACTGTGCCAAAGCCCAAGATGAAGGACTTTCAGTCAGCGGAGCTATTCGGTGAAGCCTGGGCCGAGTGGAAGAAGTCGCAAGAAGCACCCGCGGCACTCCCCAAACAACCCGACGCAGCACCGAGCGCGCACCCCAAACAGGTCGAGATCGACGATCTCACCGATGCCGGGGTAGATCAGTTCGGCGAAGAATTCACCGAGGTCTTCAAAGACGACACCCTCCCTCTCTCCGCGACGATGGCGGAATACGCTTTCGAATCAGACCGTGGAGCCGAGGTGATCATGTGGATCGACGACAACCGCCGTGCAGCCCGCAAGATTTTCAGGATGGACGCAGAGGACACCGAGGAAGCGTTAGACAAGATCTTAAAAGACCTACCGAAGCATGAAAGTCGTGCTGCTGCTGACCCCGACCCCGACGACGACCCCGACCCTGACCCGACGGATCGTCGCGTGACCAAAGCCTCCACGCCGCCAGGTGCGCCCGTAGCCGGGACCGACGCTGGCGACACAGGAGAAATTAAAGAGGGTCTTTCAATGGACGACTACGCCAAGCGAAGGCGAGCGCAAATGTTGAGGGACCGAGTTAGATAGCGCCCGGTGGCAAGCCATCGGTTCGCTTAGGAGCTACCGATGGCTAACACCCTAATCACTCCCTCGATCATCGCTCAAGAAGCGTTGTTCCAGTTGGAGAACAACACGGTGATGGGCGATAAGGTTCATCGCCAGTACAAAAACGAGTTCGTCAAGATCGGCGCGAGCGTCACAATCCGGCGTCCGGTGCAGTTCGTTGTTTCTGATGGCGCTGTGCGCGTCAACCAGGACATCATCGAGCCGACGACCTCCATCACGATCGACCAACGCAAGCACGTTTCGTGGCTGTTCTCGGCGCAGGACTTGACCCTCACGGTCGAAGAATATTCCGAGCGTTACATCAAGCCGGCCATGATCCAGCTCGCCAACAACATCGACGTTGCGCTCGCACTCGAGGGCGCGAACGAGTTTTTCAACGCTGTTGGAACCCCTGGCACCACGCCATCCGCATTCTCCGACCTGGGTGATGTCGCGCAGCGCATGGACGAGTTCTCCATCCCTGACGACTACAACCGTTGCTTGGTTCTGAACCCTGCGGCACGCTGGTCGATCGCTGACGGCCTGGGCGCGGTGTTCAACGCCGAGATCACGGGCGACACGATCCGCAAGGGTCGCTTGGGTGAGATCGCCAACTTCAACATCTATGGCGATCAGAACATCCGAACGCATCTGGTTGGCACGCACAGTGGCACGCCGCTGGTCATGGGCACCATCGTCAACTCAGGTCCGCCATCGGCGTCAACGACCACCACGGCGGTTCCGTTCGATGCGATGGTCGGCACCGTGACGGGTGCGTTGCTTGTAGGTGACGTGTTCACCATCGACGGTGTGAACTCTGTCAATCCGGTGTCGAAGGACGATTCCGGCGTACTGCAGCAGTTCGTGGTCACGGCCGACGTCGATACCACGGCCGGCGCGGGTACGGCCCAGGTCTATCCGATTATGAACGACGGCACGGACGCGGCGACTGCAGGATTCCAGACTGTCTCGGCGCTTCCTGCGAACAACGCCGGCATCAACATCCTTGGTGCGTCAGCCGCGACCTACGTGAACAACCTGGCTTTCCACACGAACGCCTTGGCCCTGGTCACGGTTCCGCTCGAGCTGCCTGATTCGGCAACGTTCAAGGCACGGGCCGACTGGCGTGGGTACTCGATCCGCGTGATCAAGGACTACGACATCACGAACGACGAGGAAATCATCCGCCTCGATATCCTGTATGGCGTACAGGCCATCTACCCCGAGCTTGGCGTAAGAATGCTTGGGTGAGGTAGCATGCGGGGCAGGGCAACCTGCCCCTGATGCCACAGGAGAAAACGATGGCGAAGAAAGACCGCGAAGCTCAGGCTTGCCGCGAAATGCTGTATCACGCAGAGCTTGGGAGCAAAATCTTCCTGACGGATCTCGATGTCGAAGCTGCGCTTGCGGCTGGTTGGCAAGACAGGCCGGTTGACTCACCGCCCGATCCCGAGCCGGCTGAGATCGACCCCGAGTAGCAATGCCTGGGTATCACGGGAAGAAAGCGAAGCGCCGCACGCCGCCGCGCAAGACGGATAGGCGGAAGTCGAAGAAAACGCCGATTCCACACAAGACGTATTAGCTTCGCGGAGGGTAGCCCATGTTAGCGAGTACGTTGATCGCTCGTTCGTTGCGTCTGATCAATGCAGTCGGCCGTGGCGGTACGCTGTCCAACGAGGACGAGACAGCCGGATTCGACGTGCTGCAAGAGATCCTCGACTCCGAATCCGTGTCGAAGATGTTTCAAACTGGCATCCGTCGCCATTTCTTTGCGACCGTGGCATCCGAACACATCTACAGCTACGGCGAAGGTGGGCAGTTCGACTCGCTCGACTTCGACGACCCCGCGCCGATCCGCATCGAGGATGCCTACATTCGCGTGGGCTCGACGATTCAGAACAACGAGCTGGTGGTCAACGACCGATTCGACGACTCAAGCGCCTGGACACAAGGCGTGGGCTGGTTGATCGTCAATGGCACGGCAGAGGCCACCGCCGCGACCGGCACGCTGCTACAGCTTCTTGCCGGCCTTACGATCGGTGTCACGTATCGCGTGAAGGTGTCGGCAGAAGTGTTTGCCGGCGACGTGACCCTGACAATCGACACGTTGACGATGGTGATCGACAGCACGGGTGATTACGATTTCACCTACACCGCAACCACGGCCACGCCAACGATCACGTTCACGCCCAATGCGGTGACGTTCTTCACGGGCACGATCGACGATGCCTCGGTGCGCGACATCGACAGCGCAGAACGGACGGAGCTGATCGGCAACGGGTCTGACTACCAGATCGACGTGATCGACCAGTACCACTACAACATCCGATTTTCGAAAGGCACGGGTGGGCGTCCGTATCAACTTCTTTACTCGAGGAACTTTCCACTACCGGAGATTCGCTTCGACAACGCAAGCCCAGGACCGTCTGACATTCTTGTGATGGACGTCACCATCAACCGGATCTCGCTCTCCGACCCAAGCCAGGAAATCCGGATGCACCCTGACGCGCGGAAGTGGCTGCGCTATGCGATTGCTTACGAGATCGCGCCTGAGTACGGCAAGGAACTCAAGCCATCGTCCGTCAGAGTGATGAATGAAGCCTGGGATCGTCTGGTGGCTGGCAACACAAGAATCAACTCTCTCCGCATGGATCAGGCACTACGCAAGCGGCAGAGCTTCGACATCAACCGCGGAGATCCATAGTGGCCCTGTTCAATCTGCTCAACCTCCGTGAAACCATCCTCAAGCGCAATGGCACCGTGAATCGCGGCGGCACGATCGACGTATTCGAACCTGGGACGGCCGTGCGGATCACGACCTACGAAGACTCCGCGCTCACGAATGAAAACGCGAATCCGGTTGTGCTGAGTGCTGGCGGTCAAGCGAACATTTGGATTGCTCGCAACTGCGATATGGACGTCTACGACGTCGATGGCAACATCATCAGCTCAGAGCAAAGCGTCAACCCCGACCAGCTCGGCGTCAGCGAAGCATCCGGCCTGGTGCCCAACGGTTCATTTGAGATCGACACGGATTCGAACGACGAGCCGGATGGCTGGACGCGCACCGACGAAGCTGGATCGACCAACACCCTCGACATCACGCAATCGACCGATGGCGCTCAGTCGATGCAGTTCATATCTGTCGGCAACGGTGGCGGCGATATCGTCACTGACGAATTCTTTGTGGTGAACGACGTCGATGATCTGTCGGTGCATTTCGATATCAAAAGCTCCGTCGTCGATGTGCGGAACATCGTCCGGATCGAGTGGTACGACTCCGACCAGATCACGATTTCGAACGACGACGTGTACGACAACGCGACAACGAATCCCCTGGTCTTCACCGAACAACAGACGATCACCACGCCACCCGCCAACGCGCGATTCGCCAAGCTGAGATTGATTGGCTGCTCGCCACTGGATGCGACCCCAGGCAATACCAACTTCGACCGCGTGAGCGCGTTCTACCCCCTGGTCGTCGATGGTCAGTTCGACAACATCAAGATTCAGAACAACGAAATCATTTCGACGAATGTGAACGGCAACGTCGAGATCAACCCGAACGGTACGGGCGAATTTCAGGCCAAGTTCAACGCCCTGGTCCGCATCCTCGCAGACGCAAACGCCGTGCGGATGAACAGTGATTTAACCGGGGTCATCGCGCGCCTTATAAACGAAGGGCCACCCGGCTTCGATGCAAGTTTCACGCAGTTTGCCGACAACGGCGGTCACATATTGGTGATTGACGAGGTTGCTGGCGTCACGGAATTCCGCCAAACGAGCAACGTAGGTGCGATTGAAGACAACATCTGGCAGCACACCCGCAATGGCGCGTGGCGGGTCTACGACAACGGCTTACTGGTCGGCCGCACGCTGACGTCACCCCTCGGCAGCTTCGAGATCAACAACTCTCTGACCGGCGTTGGATTCCGGCGCGTGCTGACCGAAGGTGACGCGCTCACGGACGTACTGTTGTCTGATTTCGCCGTACCAGCCGTCACCTTTGTCACCCCCCTCGCCATCCAGGTCGAGGCCAGCCGACAGTATGCGATCACCGGATTTATCATGCTGGACGTTCCCGACGCCGGGGATGATTCGAGTTGGCGATGGAATGGGCCTGCCGGCGCTACGGGGGAGATTCAATTTTCTGGCATTGATCAAGTCGGAGCCACTACCAAACGAACCCCCATAGGCGGACTTTTTCTGTCCAACGACGACGGGACGGTAGTGCCTACGAGCTACGCCCTCTCCGGATACATCATCGTTGCCGGAACGCCCGGCGATCTGATCATTGAGATCGCAAAACAGCTCGACGTCGGCGGCGATGCCCAGGTGTTGCAAGGCTCGTGGATCAAGTGTGTTCCCGTTCAGGTAGCGCCATAAGCCATGCCGCGGCGGATCACGGTCCCATTCGTTGGCGGTAGCGCCCAGGCGCGGCGCGTCAGCGTCAACACGCAACGCACCGTGAACTTCCAAGTCGAGAAAAAAGGCGAAGGCGCGAAGTCTCCGTTCATTCTCGAGACAATCCCTGGTCTGACGGATCGCGGTGTGGCCGGTGATGGGCGCTTACGCACGCCGCAGATGCCGAAGTGGATCGACCCGGCTGGCAACGAACGACTGTACGGGGTGTGGGGCACCAAGCTCGTATCCATCGACGATACGTTGACGCCCACGAGCGTTGGCACCCTGAACAACTCAACGGGCGTGGCGCGGATCGCGCGGGGCCGCGACTTCATTTGCATCGTCGATGGTGATTTCGGCTACACCTGGGACGGCACGACTTTCTTGGAGATCACCGACCTCGATTTTCCGGCCAACTTCGTGCCAGCCGGCGACGTCACGCACGTTGTCTATCTCGATGGCTTTTTCATCATCAACGATGCCTCCACCGACAACTTCTACATTTCCGCGCTCGAGGATCCGACCAGCTGGAACGCGCTGGACTTCGATGCCGCATCCGTCGCGCCCGACAACGCGCTGGCGATCGCCGCGTCCGAGTCGATCCTTTACATCGTGGGCGACGAAACGATGGAGCCGTACTACAACTCAGGCAATGCCGATTTTCCGTATGAGCTTTATCTACAGTCGGTGGCCGAGTACGGCATCCTGGCGCCGCAGTCGATCGCGGAATCTGACGCCGGCGTTTTTTACATCGGGACCACGCCGGAAGGTGGCCGTTTCGTGGTCCGCATCCAAGGCACGACGTCGCAAATCATCAGCGAGGACGAACAGGAAAACGATCTCGAGGCGCTCATCCAACCCGAAACGGCATACGGGTATATCTATCAGATCGGGACCAAAGCCTTTTACGTGATGCAGCTCGACCCGAACATCGACAGCAACTCCACGCTTGTCTACAACATCAAGGCTGGCACCTGGGAAAACCGGGCCATGCAGGATGGATCCGCATGGCGCAATGCCGGCCATGGCGTGATCGGCAACTTCAATGTCATGGGTTCACGCTTTGAAGCACGCATGGGCACCCTGGACGACGAGGTGTTCTTAGATGCGAACGACACACTGATTCGGCGTCGAGTGACACAGATCTTTCACACCGACAACATGCTGATGGACTGGTGGCAGATCGTGATCGACCTCGATTCCGGCGTCGGCAAAGCAGCGGGGTTAGATGCAGACACGGACCCGATGATTCGGTTGCGCTACTCCGACACCAACGGCGAGTCCTGGTCGAACATTCTTGAAGCGCCAGTGGGGAAGCAGGGCCAGTTCGAACGCCGCGCGGTGTTCAACAACCTGGGCCAATCGCGTCAGCGCATTTGGGAGATCGAGTATTCCGCTGACACATCGTTGACCATCATCAACGCACATGCGGTGGTCGAAGTTCTGGACGACTGATGGCGCGCATCAATCCCTATCGTTTTCTGGCAGGGGAGATACCAGACAAGCTCGGTCGCTGGCTCGAGGAATTACGCCGGCAACTCAATACCAACACGCTTGCTGCCGAACCCGCCAACGAAGACACCGGGAGCGTCGGTAGCGAATTCATCATTTTCAAAGAAGAAGACACGGCGCGCGACACCACGATTGTCTCAACCGCTGATCCCGAGCTCACGGCCGGCCTCCTGGGTTCGTCGCTGTACGGCATCGAAGGCGAGATCAAAATCGCAAGCTCTGACGTACAGGGATTTCGCTTCACGATCGACGGCCCCCTGATCGCCAGTTGGGAGTGGTCAACGACCGATGCGGGTGGCGTTCACAACACCGGCCTGGGCGCGAAAGGTGTCGATCAGGTCTTCACTGAAACTGACGCCAGCCAAACGATTCGCTTTGGCGGCATGTGCAAGACCACCGTGGCCGCTACGCTGGCGTTCGCCTGGGCGCAAGAAACGAGTGACGCCGGCAGCACGTCCGTTCTCCAAGGAAGCTGGATGCGAATCACGCGGCTGACCGTCGAAGGACCACCCGCCGCGGCCGACATCGCTGATTTCATTGCCAGCCTGGGCACGGCCGTCACCCATCGCTGGAAGCACGATGAAGTAGCCGTGCCTCTGTTGGACACCGGCGACGGCTCCGCGATCGACCTGACGGAAGTTGGAACGATGGGCGGTTTTGAGCTAGGCGGACCAGACGATTCAACGGAGTCGATCGACTACGCCAGCTCGTCTACATTTGTGAGGAACACCAGCGTAGGGTTCTCGAGCGCAGCGACGGGCACTGTGCTGGCTTTCGTTAAGAATTTCGGCACCACCGTTACCGTCGTCTGCAACTCGAATACCGTCAATGAAGCCTTTACGTTTTCCTTCGGCATGAACCCACAGGGCACCGGGACGCCGAATCGAATCGGTGCGTCGATGTTCCTCGCCAATCTGTTCAACCGCAGGCAATGGATCGGCAGCACGGATACAACATCGTGGAGTGCAGACGGCTTATGGCATCTGATCGGTTGGGTTGCTGATGGGTCGGGAACGATGCGGATCAACGTGGATGGCGTCGAAGACACCGTTTCAGAGGCGACACTAGGGACGCCGCCAGCATCAAGCGCATGGTTCACCGATGTCGCACAAGCGAACAGCCGTGGGGTATTGGGGAATAACCGCTTCTCGTCAGGCTCGGGCAACATGACAGGGGAGGCATCCGAGGTTCTCATCCTCGATGGCGTGGAGCTGACCGAGGCGCAGTTCGCTGAATTGTTCTCGCTGATTACGAATTGACGATAGGATACGCGCCATGCGCGATGGAGATTGAACAATGGGTTTGAAGGAAATCGTCACGACGGCTGCCACGGGAGCCAGCGGTGGCTGGGTGGTTCCTCTCGCCATGGCCGTATCGTCGGGCCTTAGTGCTTACTCAAGCGCCCGAACCGGCCAGCAAGCAGCGGAGGCATCGGTAGAAGCCACCCGGCTACAGGTCGATGAGCTGCGCCGACAGTTCGATTATCAGCAATCGGTCTTGTTGCCTCGGATACAGTTGCAATACGCCGCGTCGGGTGCGTTTGCCGATCTCCTGGGCATTGGCAACAACAACCAGGTCGGCAGTCCCACGTTCAATGCCAGCGCACCACCGACGCCGGGTGTCACGTCTGGTGGTGTCCCTCTCGGCGGCGCTGTCACCGCGCCGGGACAGCCGGGGCCGTCAACAGGCGGCACGAACTACGTTGGTGGGCCTCGAGTCGGGCCAACAACGCCGGCAACAGGCGGCAGCAACTACGTTGGTGGGCCGCGAACGGGACAACCTCCACCGGGGGGGATACCGGGACAGCCTCCTGCAATGGCGCTGCCTTCGGGTGGTTCGGCCGGCGCGCGAGCTGCGGCAAATTATGCGACGAGTCCGCAGGGTGTGTACGAAAGTCAGGTGGCTGGCATACCGCCTGGGGGTCAAGCGCCACAGACCGTCCCGACGAACTATCCACCTGGCGTGTCGCCAGGACCGGACGATCCAAATTTTACGATCCCGAGAGGCGAAACCAACTTCGTTCGTGATCCGGGCACGGGCTATTTCATCGACCCGAATGTGAACCCTCGAAACCTCGAGGATCTCGCGCGAGAGAACGAAATCTTTGGTCCGGACTTCACCGAGTCACCGGGCTATCAATTCCAAGTCGAGGAAATGAACCGCGCGCTGGATCGACGACAAAGCGCGGGTGGCAACTACGGTGGTCGAGCGGTGATCGAAGCGCAGCGCCGCGGACAAGGGGTTGCGGCGGGTGATTACTATAATTGGGCCGCAGGACGCGAGCGCGAAGTCGGGCGGATCGAGCAAGGCGCATCGCGCGATCTCGCGCGGGACGATCAGTCGTATCAAAACTATCTGGCGAACCTTCGTGCGATGGCAGGATTCGGTGACGTGGCAGGTCAGGCCGTGAGCAGCTCGGCAGCAACGGCGGGAGGAATCTCATCGGCGATCGGCGCGGGTGGTCAGCGCAGCACGGACATCATCACGGGCACTGGCACGAACATTCACAACGCCATCGTTTCGGGTCAGGAGAATGTCGCGGCCTACTATATGTCTCAGCGACCGCAGACACCGCCGCCCGAGGGGTTCTACTAATGGCCGAAATGAAATTCTTTAACTACTCGAAGATCGTCAAGGACGCAGACGAACATCGACTTGCGGGACAGCGAAACCAGCTCAACGTCTTCAAGCTCGAGGAAGCCAAACGCCTCAGTGATAAACGCAAGAAATTCGACGCGATCGAAAAGCAGTACGAAGACACTCCCGCACGCATCCTGGCGCTCGAGGAAGCCGGGTTGTACGCCCAGGCCCAAGAGCTTGCGGATAGTCACGTCAAGATCGCCAGAGGGACGATCGAGGTGATGAGAGCTGACGCGCTCAAGGTGGATGCAAAGAATTGGGACGAATACCGTTGGGAGAAAATCAACCAGGACGGCGTGCCGTCGTGGGTGCTGCCTGTCAAATATGACCCGTCGTGGATGGAAAGCCAACTCAAGGGGGCCGCTGGCGCGGTCAAAACCAACACGTTCAAGTGGGGCGATCCTGACGATCCAAACCGCGTGCTGGCGCAAGATACCGTCCGCGATGCGGCGGGGAACATCATCCGACAAGGCACCCCGTACAGGCCGAGCGGCACGAGCGGTCAGGCAGGTGATCTGCCGCCTTCAATCATCAACAAGATCAACAACCCGATAGAGGCAGCGTTTGGCGGTGGCGTCCACCCGATCACGGGAAGGCTGACGATTTTGGAGCCGCAGGTCCGCATGCAAGTCGTCCAAGCGCAGGAGCGAGCGCAGTATCTACTGAAAACTGGTGAAGCGCGCACGCCGGGGCAAGCTGTCGCAATAACGCTTCGACAAATGGGGATGACGATTCCGAATTTAACCAACGATCCAGTCGGCATCAGACAGCCCCGCGGCGGTGGTGGTGGTGGCGGCGGTGGTGGTGGCGGTGGTGGTGGCCCAAGTATTCAACAGCAGTATGACGCCGCTGGTCGTCCGCTACCTTCGCAGCGATAAGGTGTGGCAGAGGAACAAACCAAGCTCGATATTTACCGAAAGCGCAACCCGCGCTTCGATGATGTCTCAGACGATATCCTGGTCAACAACCTGTGGGAGAGCCACTATCAGGACATTGATGCGGACGTCTTCCGCGAGATCATGGGTGTTGGGGATTTTGCAACCACCCGCGAAGGTGAGTTCCAAACCGAGATCATTCGTCCAGGTCAGAAACCTTTTCGCACCAAGCTCGACGACGTACTGACCGACCCTGAGAACCAACTAAAAGACCAAGCCCCCGACGACCTCGGCTCGGCGCTTGATGAGTTCGACACCCCACCCGATCACATGGCCCCTTTGCGCGCCCATGCTCAACGCAACATCGACCGTGGAACCTTGGCTAATACGCCGGAAGGGATGGCGTCGGTGCGTAGCGGATCGGTCAACCACGAGCTGCTCAACGACGGTCGAACGACGCTGATCCCGTTTCAGTGGGATGGCGAGATCCTCGATCCACGCGAAGCGACACAGCGAGCGATTGACTCCGGTATTCAATGGCCGGCGTTTGACTCCATCGACGAAGCAACCGCGGCATCAAAGCAGTTGAGCGGCAGTCTCGAATTAAACCTGCGCGTCGGCCAAGGCGCATGGGCCGACCCCGAGCGACCTGGCTACTTCTCCAACATTGCTCGACGCGGCGGCGAGCGTATGGCGGGGCTGGTCGGCAGCGTGCTCACCACAACTTCGACGCTGACCGAAACCACTGGCCGCGCGGGTGATGTGGCGCTCGCGGAGTGGTGGTACGACCCAGGGCTCGAGCGCGACGTCGCCGTGAACTACGCGAAGACCCGACCCAACTTCTTCGCCACGTTGGGCGAACACCTGCAAAACGTCGATTACGGTTCGGTCGAGAACTACGGCAAAGAGAAGATCGAGGAAGCCTGGGACAAAGGCGAATACCTGGGGATGACGGGCGAAATCATTGCCTGGGGCATTGAGGAAGGGGCCGCGTCGATCCCCGATATGATCGGCGTTATGTACGCCTTGCCGTCGTACATCACCGCACGCTCCGGAGAGATGGGCACGGAACGCGCGAAGAACGACGGCCGCGATCAAGCGACGACGACCGACATCATCACAGCTATCCCGGCCGCGATCGGTTCTGCGCTGTTCGAACGATGGGGTGCCTCGTTCATCATCAAGCAGATGCAAAAAGCGGGAATGGCTTTCAAGAAGGATGCGCTCGAGACAGCGGAAGATCTCGGACGAAATCTGATCCAGCGGGTGTGGGAAAGCGTCAAAGGTGCTGGCAAAACTGCCGGCATGGAAGGGTTCACCGAAGCCGTGCAGGAAGGGGTGTTCGAATACCTGGGCGAGACTTGGGGCACGGACGTCGAGCTGTCGGCACGTAAGGCAGCAATCCGTGGATTTTGGGGTGCGCTCGCCGGTTTTGTGTTCGGTGGCACAGCGGGTGGCCTGAGTACCGCGGCGAAAGAGGCCGGCCATGCGATCAGTGCGCTGGACGCCATCCCCGAAGAATTCCTGACGGATCCCGATATGCGTCCGGACCCTGACGGACCAAGGCCAGATCCACCGACGCGGCCGGGAGAGGAAGGGCCACCGATCGAGGAACCACCAGCTGATATCGACGCAGACCTGGCGCAGCAATCCGAAGTCGCAATGGGTGAGGTCGCGCGTCTTGAAGATGAAGTGGCAAGCCTTGAAAAAGAGATCGACCAGCTCGATCCAGCCGACACCGAAGCGCGCCTCGATGCAGGTGGATTGCTCGCGGGGGCCGAGGCTGACTTGCAAACAGCTCGAGCGAATCAGACGCGGATCGACAAAGAGATCGAACGGCGTAAGTTCGGGCCACCGCCCGAGCGCCCACGCGACCTACCGTTCGAGGTTGAAGAAGATCTCGAGAAATCAAACGCCGAGGTCACTCGTCTTGAAGGTGAATTGGCGACCCGCGAACAAGATCTGAAAGACGACCGTTTGCTCCAGACCCTCGGCCGGGTGACACGTGCCGACGTCGAGGCCAGCGAAAGACGAGTCAGTGAGGCGCAAGCTGAGTTGGACGCGGAGAGAACCAATCAGACAGAGCTTCAAGAAAGGCTCGACAACTTTGTTATCGAAGACATTTCCGAACTGACGCAGGCCGACTTGAAGGCGCTGTGGGAAGAAAGCAGCCGGAAATGGCAAGCAGCCGAGGAAGCCGGCGACGTCGCACTCGCGGCCACGCTTAAAGCCGAACTCGACACGGTGCAGGATGAGGTCTTGCGCCGCGAAGCAGCCGGCGAACTCGAGCCAGCGCCAAGCGAGACATTCCCGCCACCGGACTACACGCCCACAACAGAGGCGGAAACGCTGCTCGAGGATATACGACTCGAGATTATCCAACTCGAGTTCCAGAACAACGAGGTGCGCGAGCAGCTCGACGCATTGACGCCCGAACAGCGAGCAAACATTCCCCCGGCAGAGTGGCTTAACTACGCCGAGCTGTTCGCCTCATTCGAGGAACGCCGCATCGACTACGTGCGGCAAAAAGCAACCGTCGAGCAGCTCCGCGCCGACCGCCAGCGCCCAGGTCGAGAGGTTGACGAAGCACTCGCCAAAGACATCATGGACGTCTTGCGTTCGATTCGAGACTTTGGACCGAACGTCGATATTGCCGTGAACGCCGAAGAAATGGCCGAAATGGTTGCTCGAGCGCAGCGAGGGGAGAACCTCGAGGCTATCGCGGCGGCGTTCTGGCGCGGGGAACTCGAGAGCGTTGGCGGTTTCGACGTCGAAGCCGAAAACGCCCGCATCGAGGCAGAAGACGAAGCGGAGCGAGAAATCCAACGCGAGCGATTGGGTCCAGAATTTCGCGCCTACGAAGCTGCCACGCGCGAGCTGCAGGAACTTGTCGCGCAGCTTTCGAAGAAGTACGGGGAGTGGGAACGGTTCGACTACGACGAGCGGATCGGCACGGAGATCGACACGCTCAAAGAACAGTTTGACGAGCTGGACGCGGAACGCGACAGGTTGAAAGCTCTGTGGCAAGCCGCGAGCCCTGTGGTCCGCACCAGCTTTGCCGGCACCTACGAAATGGCCGGCCAGGAATTCGAGTTCGAAAACGCGCTCGACGTCAACCCTCAAACCATGCAGCTAATCATGGAACGCATGTCTGAGGCCGGGATGGACCCCACCAGCCGGGACGCGGACGATGAGTCCGTCTACGGCCGTCAGGACTTCCACCAATACGCCGAAGAACACGGCTACGACGGGATCATCTTCCACGGTTGGCCCCAACGGGATTTCGAGATCGCGTCGGATATGGGCTTCGACGAAGAACTGATGGATGAGTCCGTCGAAGACATCGCGCGTGAAGTTCCGCCGCCCACGCCGCCCACGGACATCACGCCGCCTCCGGAGGTCACGCCGACCGCGCGTGATTGGCGGTACGTGGATCCGCGTATGAAGCGCCAGAAGTTTCGTGATTTCCTCCGGGGGCTCAAAGAGGAATTCCAATCCGGCAAGGGTGTGGGTTCGATCGTTCGGGATCCAATTAGCGGAGAGGTCACGGGCCGCATCACCAGCCCGAATCCGCTATGGGTTCAGGAGTACCTCTCTGAAACCGGCATGACGGTCGAGCAGGTTCACAACGCGATCGACAAAGCCCTGGCCGGCCAACGCCTGGGGCATCGTCAGGAAGCATTGGTCAAATCGCTGCTCGACAAGATCAGCGACGATCGCCAGGAAAAATACATCGACGCCGCACGCAAAGAACTCAAAAAAAGGCGGGACGAGCGGCGAAATTTTGGCGGCGATCCGGACGCAAGGATCGAGGACGAGTTTTACGACAAGCTCGGCGAGAACTTCGCCGAGTCAGACTATTGGAACTTCGACGATCAGGAACGGATCATCAACGATCTGGCCTATCGGCTCGTTGAGCTTGGCCTTGACCCCGACCCGATCCTCGCACGCTCACGGAATGACGAAGAACTCATCAGGCGCTTAGAGGAAGCTCTATATGACTACGAAGCGGGGACGCGCGGTCTTGAGGCGGATGCGGGAGAACAAGCGGACGGGCCACAAGCCGGCGTGGAAGCATACGTTGAAGCCTTTGAAGCAACCGGATGGCGAGTCGAAGGATTAGCTCCCGATCAGATCTACACCGATGCGGAGGCTGCTTATCCGATATTCGGACCAGCCGGGTATTTCTTCTTCAATGAAGCAGATGCCGGCAAGTTTGCGGAAGACCCCATCCGCGACTATCCAGAGGCGCAACCCGAGATCACGTCAGAGCCCGTGGTCATTGCGAGTCCCTACCGCATCCGCACTGACGCCGAATACAAGGCGCTCGTCACCGCGTCTGGATGGGACGGCTTTCCCAACCCAATGCAGATGCAAGGCACGCCAGAAGAACGGTTGGCGAAGTATCAGGAGTTCGCCAACGGCATCCGCGAGTATCTAGCCACGCACGGTTTCGATGGCGTCGTGATTGAATTCCACTCCGGCGTCATGGATGTAGACGTTGCGGGCAATCCGATCTCGTTGATACGCGACGTGTTCGATACGCCGCAGATGATCGTGTTTGCCCCGTCAGATGAAGCCCTGGCCGGCGCTGACGACCTGGCTGGCTACATCGGCGCGAGGATCTTTCACGAAGGCGTGTTGGCCGAGTACACGGGCGCGACCCGAGTGATTGATGGTGACGTGCAATACGAGGTGCTTTTCCTCGCGGGTGGTCGCCGGGACACCACGGCATGGCTACCGGGCGATCCGATGGAACGCCTCCGTGCCGACCAAGCCCTGGCCGATGAGAAAAGCCGTAAAGCGCGGGAACTCGAGGGCGGGGAAACCGATCTATCAGATACGCCGCTGTTCGGTCCTGACCAGGGCGACATCTTCGATCTCGAGGGCGTCGAAACCGGAGCGTTGGAACAGGTCAGACGTAAGGCGCAGATCCGGCTTCGAGCAGATCGGACCATGGAAACGCTAGGCGAGCAGCTCGGCGAAGACTTCTTGCTGATCGACGACGCAATGCTGGACGAGTTCATTCAACGCATGGATGAGGAATTCGCTGGCGACCTGACCGAAGCCCTGGACGACTTCTACGAGCTGACTGCCGCCGAACGCTTGTTGCTCGACGCGATCATTTCCCGAATCGACACAACGGGCGAGCGGCGCGGCAACACCGAGGCCGAATCTCGCCGCCGCGAAGTCATCGACGCCATGACGCACGAACAACGACTGGCGGCGATCTACACCGACGAGCTGACCGGCCTGGGCAATAAACGTTTGCTCAACGAAAACATTATGGATGCGCCTTTCGTCCTCGCTTTCGATCTGGACAACTTGAGTGTCGTCAACGACGAGCTCGGCCGTGACGTGGGAGACAAGCTGCTGCAGGCCATGGCCGACGTGATCAAGCGGAACGTGGACGAGGGCTTCCATACGTCAGGCAGTAACTTCGTGATCCTGGGTGACGATCTTCAAGAGCTGTCGGAGATTGCCGCCGAGATCGAAAAGGACTTGGCCGAAGCTGCGGTGGGAGGTGAGCGTGGCGAGCTGCGTGGACTCAAAGCGAATTGGGGCGTTGCGCCTGATTTGCGTACGGCTGACCAGGTGGCTCGACTTCAAAAGCAGAGAAAGCTCGACTCTGGCGAGCATTACCCGCGCGGCGTAGTCCCGCCGAACCTGACCCTGGCCGGCACCACCGATCCCGAGATCGACGCCGCCAAAGATCCGATGGCCGAACCCGGCGACAACTACATTCCGATGATCGGCAAGACGGGTGAGCTGCCGCTGGATCAGGACAACAACTACGTGCTATCGGATGGCCGGCGCGTTCGAATTCCCAAAAAGGCGGTACGCAAGGCACACATCATCCGCTACATGAAGGACGTCTTTGGCCTGCAAATCTACACCGGGCGCGTCAAAGGCAAGACCTGGCTCGGCTTCTATCGCAAGAGAATCGGTGAGATCCGGACCAAGTTCCAAAACGATCTCGAGGTGACGGCGCACGAAGTCGGTCACTGGTTCGACGACCGATACAACTACTCAAATCTGTACGAGGCCCACAAGAAAGAGCTGAACGACGTCAGCTACGACTCATCGAAGACCAACGAGGGTTTCGCGGAGTTCTTCCGTTTGTATCTGACGCAGGAACACGAAGCACAAAAGCGTGCGCCATTCTTCTTCGAAGTCTGGAAAAACCACCTCGACGAGATGAGCGAAAGCGACCTCAAATCAGATCGGGAAATGGCCGCGGGGTTGCGTGACGTGCAGGAAATGATGCACGCCTGGTATCTGCAAGGCGCGGGGAAACGGTTGGATTCGAAGATCGGCAATCCCAACTTGCCGCTGTCGATCCGCTTCCAAGAATTCCGCGTCCAGGCCGCTGACTATGTAATCCAAAAGACGCTCGACCAGCTCCGTTCGTTCAAGCAAGTCGCACGGACGCTTGGTGTCTGGAACGAGCTTGGCGGGTTCTATCAGGACTTCCGCAAAGCCAAGGTCAGCAACGAAGTGGCGATGGTCTTTATCACGAAGGGCACGGGGATTCGAACCGAAGTCGCGGGCGAGGCGATGCCTGGGCAGTTGAAGCACACCGGCGACGAGCAGGTTGGCGATATGCAATGGACCGGCGAGGCGCTTAACGACATCTTCCGCGACGTTGCCGACAACATGGACAACTTCGTTCGCTACATGGTGGCACGCCGCGGCCGTGAGCTTTACAACCAGGGCCGTGAACATCACCTGCGCCCCGATGAGATCGTCTTTGGCCTCAAGTTCGGCGTTGCTGATGAGCGTTTCGAGGGTGTGTTCGATCGCTACCAAGCGTGGAACTCACGGATGATGGATTACTACGTGCAAAGCGGCATCGTCAGTGAAAGCAGCCGTCAGCAGATGGAGGCGATGAACCACGACTATGTGCCGTTCAACAGGATCATCGACGCCTTAAACTCCAACACCGTGCAGCGCGGCACGAGAACAACGCCCTTCCAACGTTTGCGCGGCGGCACGGCGAACCTCAACGACGTGATGGACAACATCCACACCAACACGTCGTTCTTGGTTCACATGGCAATGGTCAACCAGGCCAAGCGTGGCCTCTACGACGCCATCGACAACGCTGAAGACCAGGCCGGCGCGATGTATGCCGTGAGGATCCCGCGTGAAGTGAAATCGACCATGATTCCGCGGGAGCAGGTCGAGCGCGCCGTCGTGCATGGTTTTGGTTTGACCATGCGCGAGTGGCGACACATGACCGATGGGGTTGGAGTTGTGGACGAGGCGGAAGCTCAAATGGTCGAGCGGATCAACGCCGCCTTCGACACATTCGAGCCATTCGTACAGTTTTGGCAAGTGGGCGTGGAGCCGACGTCGGGCAAGGGCGACCAGCTGGTGGATTTCGTGTTCCGCAACGGACGCAAGGATTTCTACGAGATCATGGACCCGATGCTGATGGATTCGATCAATCACGTTGGTCCGCAAGCACACAACCTGGCCGTGCGGATCTTGGGTGGCTTCTCCAATCTGCTGCGCCGCACCGTGACGTCGTTTCCGCTATTTCAATTTAGCAACTGGATCCGCGACACGATGCAAGCCTGGACGCTCACGAAGGGTCGCGCGATCCCGATCGTGCCAGCAGTCAACGCCCTGTTCGAACGCATGTGGGACGACACACACTATTGGGAATACGTCCTCAACGGCGGCGGCATGGCAACCATCGCCCAGGCCGAAGGCATCAACGCCGACCACATCATCGACTTCAACAAGCCGGCGCGGGGGCTTTGGGAGAAATCGAAGCGCATGTGGCGGGCCTACGACCGCGCCCTCTCGACGCTCGAGTACGCCAACCGACTTGCGGAGTTCAAGGAACTTCGAAGGTTGGGTTACAGCAAGCAGGAAGCAGCGTTTGCCGGCCGTGAGATATCCACCGACTTTGCGATGCGCGGCAGCTCCGACGCGATGCGCGTGATCACGATCTCAATTCCGTTTCTCAACGCCAGGATGCAGGGTGGCTATCGGCTCGCAAGAGAGGCTTACGCGAAGGGACCAGCCGAATCAGTGGGTCACATCCGATGGCAAAGCGCCATGAAATACGCGAGTCGAGCCATGATCGGCATCACGATCCCGACCATCGTTCTGTACTTCATGAACAAGGACGACTGGAGATATAAGGACATGCCCGATTGGATGCGGGACATGAATTGGGTGATCTTTTACGGGTGGGGCGAAGACGACTACGTTTTGATGCCCAAGCCGTTCGAAACCGGCTTGGCCTGGGCGACCGTGCCGGAACGCACCATCGAATATATGTATACGAACGACGAGGGGGAGCTGGCCGACGCGCTTGGTTGGATGTTCATGGAGACATTTGCCCTGGACGTGCGCCCACAAGCGTACAAGCCCATCGACGAGATCATCCGCAACAAAAAATGGACCGGAGCCCCGGTGGTTCCTGCATACCTCGAGGACGTGATTGCCTCGCAGCAGTACAAGCACTACACGTCCGACGCGATGGTGGCGCTTGGCAAGAAGATGGGGATTTCGCCGCTCAAGGCCGAGCATTTGGTGAGTGGCTACGCAGCACAATTAGGCCAGTATTCGCTGGCGGTTGCCGACTTCATCGTGGGTGATACAACCAATGGCGGTCAAAAGGTCGCGCCTTTTGGTCGGGAGGTTGACGACCAGGCGCTATTCGAACTGTGGGGCCGCGAGTTCTACGCAGACCTTCCCGAAACGATCTTCGATTCAGTGTTCTTGCAGCGGATCAAGGCTCAAGGCCCGTTGCGCCGCACGCGCAGCGAGGAAGATTTTTACGACCTACTGAAAGCTGCACGCACGACCGCCAACACCGTCCAGTTGATGAAGCTCCGCGACCTCGAGGGGCTACGGGAATATCTGAGCCGGGGCAAAGAAGCGACGTTCTACGGGCTCGCATCGACGCTCGAGGAACGATCGCGGGAAGTGAACAAGATCAACTCGCGCATGGATGCGGTGGCCGTCAACCCCGATATGACGGGCGTGGAGAAGCGCGACACACTTAACGAGCTGCAACGCTTCAAAAACCAAATTCACAGGGCCACGATGCAACAGCTCGACGTCGAACAACTCGAGGAAATGGAAGCACTGATGGAACAAGCCTACGTGCCGCCAGAGCCCGAGTCCGAGGCCAGCCAAACTCTGGACGCCTTGCGACAACAGTGAAGAAACCCGTCGCGCCTTGATGGTTCAGGCCACGGGCTGTAGGCGTCCGTTAGCGCCCACCACGGAAACGTTAGATCCTTTTTCGATTTCGATTTCGAGCGAACGCGATCATCGTATATCGTGGGCGCGCACACGTTCGAAGTCGTCGACACGTCCCGACCTTTCCAGTTTTGAAGGTCAGCAGCACGATTAAAAGAACTCCGGTTTGGCGATCGCGCGGGTGAGCGCCATGAAGCCCTGTTGTAGTTGGGTCGCGCCGATCGCCAGCCACCGTTGATCGTGCTGGCTTTGATCCCGCATCACATCGACC